AAAAGAGGTACAATGAGTAAGTATACTGTTACTCGTTGGATGAATAAGCAGATTAATGGTCAGATAAACTATGAACGTAGCAAATACAGTAACTATGTTAATTGGAATAAGAATATATCTGATTTACTGAGAGAAGAAGTAGTTGATAGGGGTTCTCCTAGAAGGCTTTGGTGGAAGCAGGCTGGTAATCTACAAAAATTAGAGAGACAGCTACAAATGGAGCTTGCTAATCCAAAGTCTGAAGAATCATTTGATAGGGCACAATCTATTCGTAATGAGATTGCTGATTTAATGACAACAGAATCTGGTGAGGTAATTTCTGAGTTTATAGCGTTCATGGAAACTGAACCAGCTAAGAATGGGAGAAAATATAGAGTTGTTGACGGGAAGAAAGAACTTTTTTCACCAAGAATTGAAGTTGCTGGTAAAGCTGCCAGGGATTTACTTGATGATATGGGCTCAGTGCAGATAAATGGATTGGAATATCATAAGCAGGCTATGCGACTGGCTACATTTAATAGTAAGAATTTATCGGATGCTCAAAAATCAACCAGGCTTGGAAAAAAGTTTCTAAGATTTGAAGAGAAAGTTGATAAGATTAGAAAAGATATTACAAAGGGTATCGGCAGGGGTAACTATTTTCCTCACATAATGATGGAAATTGGTATGCAGAATATCGAAAAAGTTATGGAAAAAATGGACAAGGAACAGACACCTGAAGATTTAAGAAGAAATGCTCCTACATACATGGGTGAAATTAGTGATATAATGTCCAGAATGAGAGATGGTATGGGTCTTACCACTCAACAGGTAAAAGCTAGAGGAGCGAGAGACTATCATCAGTGGGTACATAATCCGTTGGCTGCTATTCGTAAATATTCACTTGATGCCTTAGCTTTTAATAAACACAATAAATTAAAGACCATTTACTTGAGGGGTATTAAACGATTGCCTAAAGACGCTGAAGCAGCTAGAGTGTTAAAGAATTATATTGACGATGTATTTACATTAGCATCACATGGATTTAAGGATAGACCAAGTTGGATAAATAAAACAGTGAGGACATTGACAGGTTTTGAGTTTCTGTCAAAGATTGGTTTTGGTGTTGCCACTGCAGCACGTAACATGATGTCAGGAGTATATTATATACAGGGCCTCGGCAACAGAGCATTTTATAATTATATAAAAGAGTGGAATGCTAACGAAGAGCTTGCTACTGATATTATTAAGTTAGAGAGAGAAGCTGGATTTAGATTTGAAGATGTAGCTCAAGAGTATGCATTGGAAGGTCTATTGCCAACTGAGGGCACAAGAGTGTCTAATATGGATATAAAGATGGACAATGAGGGAAAGCCATATTTTGCATATAAAGATGGTCTTGGTTGGCACAATTTTGATTCTGGTCTTGCATTTGCTACTAATCAAGGTGCAATATTTCAGAAATATACTGAAAACATATTACGTAAACATATGTTCCGTTCATCATATTTAACTAAATGGAAAGAACTTGAACTTGGAGGTATGAGAGATAAGGGAGAAATGAAAAGTATCTCTAAAACATATGCTCTTGATATGGTGAACAAGTATGCATTTGAATATGCAGCTTCCCAGAAGGCTCCGATTACAGGTGGAACCCCAAGTAATCTTGGTGCAGTTGGTCAGGTTGTTGCCCAGTTCTTTCATTTTCCTCTTTCATTCTTACAATTACAATCTGAGATATTGAAAAACTCAAAGGATGCTGCTATTGCCAGACAGTGGGATAATCCTGATTTGTTAATACCAATGAAGTTTGCTGGTATGTATGCATTTACTCATTTAATGTCAGGTATAGCAAATCTTGATTTTCATAGACTGATGGAAAATGATACAATTGAAAGAATAAAAGATTTAAAGGCAGTAGCAGATGGCAAAGAAGATGTTAAAGGTAGAGGTTTTGTTGGCCCTGCTGTTGGTGATTTATTTTTCTTAGCCACATTAAAGGAATTTATTGAATTACCTGACAGTGAGATTACTAATCTTATCTTAGGATACAATAATGCGTATAAATTAACTGACCCACAGAAGCAACAGCGGCTTTTATCTACACTTAATGTCGAGTTATCTAAAGCAGTTCATCGGGGATACCCGGCTTTACAGACAGGAACCGGCTGGAACTGGTTAATGCATGAATTTGGTTTATATCCAAGAGCTTGGACAAGTGAATTGCATCAGAAAATAGGTTTTGAAAAGCCAAGGAAAAGAAAGACTGGTCGCAAGGTAAGACGTAGAAAAGAAGAAACAGAACTTGATAGATTATACAGAGCAATGGGCATGTAGCCCACTACTCTGTTAAGTGAGTGCGGTAGGATTCGAACCTACTTGATGGTTAAATGGATTTACAGTCCACCCCCTTACCAAATCGGGCTACGCACTCAATCATTATTTACCCAGGAGTCGAAACTAAATCTTAGCGATATATCCAGTTTATATATAGTAAATGCTAATGATAAGAATTTATCTACTCGAAAGAGATTAACTGTAAATTTAAATGGGAATAGTGATATACTACCTGTCTCTATCCAATCTTTCTTTAAATAAACTGCTCCAAAATTTTCACTTCCTACTACTCTCGTCATTATATCCTCCGTTTTTAAGCCAGCTGCATATCATTATTGCATCGGCATTTTTTAGTGTTACTTTTATTTTCTGCTCATCCATTACTTGATGTACAATTTTAGTGGCATTATCTTTAAGTTGTCTTTTCCTGGATGGTTTATCTTTCGGCAGTTTATATTCTTTCTGCCATTTGGCTGGTAATACTTCTATATAAGGAATACCAGCAAATGATAAAGCAGCGATCCAAGCTCCATAGTTTGTACCAAATTTGAAAGCTGACCTTACTGCATTATTTGGCTGAGCCCATACTCTTTCTATTGCAACAACTGGCTCGAAGTAACCATCTTTAATAACTTCCATCATAATCATAACAATGTCTGATATCTCTGGTAAGGTCTTTGGACAGTTCATTATCCTCCAGGCATTAATATCCTCTCTGTACATTGCAATTGCTCCATTAAATCCTGGATCAATACCTGCATATAATCTTTTCAATCTTGGTTTATACTGCTAGCTAACGCAGCCTCCTCTTGTGTATAGAAGAATTTACACCTATTTCCATTGAATCCACATTCGTATTTACCAATTTTACCATATCTTGTCTTGGCAGTTATAATCTCGGATGCGTATCTACTGCTTTCTTCAGGATTAAATGTATATGGATAATATACAAATAGTGCTGACTCAACAGTCTGTTCAATTACCCCACTCTCAGCATAATCACTCATGAATGGTCTTGGGTTGTATCTCTTTTCAATCTCTCTGTTTAATTGAGATATAAGTATTGCATGACAATTATGTTCCTTACAGGCCCATTTATATTGCATGAGTATCTCTTCAATTTCAAAGCGTCTGTCTTTATTCTTTATACTTGCTACTTTAATTAGTTGAATATAATCATCAATAATTACATCAGGCTTATGCCGACCTATTTCTATTAGAGTATCTTCTAATGTTCTTATGTGGTCTACAACAATACAGTTATCATCGGTATATTTACTATAACATTTCTGTACCACTTTACCTAAGTCACGCTTTTCACTTTTAGTTAAATCAGAATGTCTTATTTTACTGAACGTAACTGCCGGGTATTCAGGATATGCTTCCATAGCAAATATTCTCTTAAATGTTTCTTCACAGGTCATTTCTCTATTTATCATCATTACTTTAGCACCATTGTCGATTAAATCTCTCAGTATATTGATTGCCAGTACTGATTTACCATGACCGGGTCTTCCACCAATGACAGTAAGCTCTTTCCTGGTCATTCCACCAGCAAATGAATCTAATATTTTATTATTAAACTTAATTATATTTGCTGCTGTTAAGACTGCTTCTTCTGACCTGTCTATTATATCAGCTATTGGTTTTACTGCTGTTGGTTGTAAATTTTCTAATTCGTTTATTAAAACTTTATGTTCCTGTAATACTTCGGTGGTTTTGTTGAATTCCTGTGTAGTTACTCCATATAGTTTCTGTGCTGATTTAGCAGCTTCTCTCTGAATATACTTTTCCCATACAATTTTAGAATATTCTTCAATTGATTTGGATGTTGGTAAGTCCTCTGATAAGCTTGATAACCAGTATGCAG